GTGACTGGAGTTCATACGTGTTCTCCTCCGATCTAGACATTAACCAAGCGCGATAAACTGGTTCGACAAAATGTTGAACAAGGTAATCTTGAACGACCTTCCACTGGTCACGATCTTCTAATGAACCTTGACGAATTGACGAATAAGAAACGCCCTCAAGATCGTTAGCCAAAGAAGTATATGAAACGCCAAGACCAGACGCGATACCCCTGAGAACCGCTTTCTCAAAGTCAGCAAATGCCGAAGTCGGGTGTGTCGGGTCAAAGGTCTGAAAATTCACTCCCGCGGGAAGTTGCTGGAATGTCCCAGGCTCTGCTTCCATGATCGGCACTTTATTATCTATGTCGTCAGGAACAAAACCATCCCCGTTCGGAGAGGTAAAAAAGCCCATCTTAGACGCGCCAACCCTTGCAGCAACCAATTCAGCCTCTCGATAGCCGTGAAGCATTTTGAGAGAGGCAATCGCCGGAGCCATCCAAGTGACGCCACGAGTTTGCATCGCTCTTTCCGGCAGGAAACAATGCAGCATCTTGTCGGCAGGTACTCGGTTGTACGATTTACCCATCCATGAAGAAGAAGTGTCGCCAGGATGTGATGTAAAAAGGTGATAAGCAACCGGACGATTGAACTTGTCCAGTTCAACACCCATGCGAATCCGATTTCCATTAGGGAGACTGACGTTATATTCTTCGTCAAGCAAGTCAGACTCAATAAACTCAAGTGCAAACTTAAAAGAATTGGGATAACGCACTAGACGGACCAGAACTTCACCATCACGAATCATCGCCTCAATAAAGAGGCGTTGAGCATCCATCCATGACAGCTTACCGTCAACCGTACAGGTTCCCAAACGCCCCCATTGTCGCCATGCTCGTTCAATTTGATCGTTGCCAATCATGTCCATCGAGCCGTTGTCGTTTCGCGCCTTGACCTGAAGGGTTACACCACGCTCACCGACCACATTAGCTTTAGACAGGTTTATGAACCGCCGAGCATATTCGTTGTTTCGAGAGAGATCACGCGCACGATTTCGCAGAACTTTTAGACCAGACTTCACTTCCTCATCAGCAGAATAAGAAGTTGTCACGAAGTCATTGAATAATCTGCCTGTACTTGCCCCTGCGTAGTTTCGCTTTTTAAGAGGCTTTTTTCGGAAAAAATCTAAGATTCCCATAGCTTTCCTTAAAAGCGAACTTTGATCGTTGCGCCAGTAGCTTCACCTCGGCGAATAGACTCAGCAGTTTGCTCAATCAACATTTCGCGTTTGTAATAGTCTCTCGCTTGAATGAGATCACTGAAACTCATCTTTGTGAGACTTCTTCCAGCAACTGAATAAGACGAAACGTCAGAGTCTGCTTTACCCGAGAGAATTGACTCGATCTTGCCGACCATGATCTCGGCATGAGTGCGAGGGTCAGCGCCGTTTACATCAAGATCAACTAGGATATTGAAGTTGCCACGATCAACAACGATTCGCGCATTATCACTGTTACGCTTAATCTCAAGTTGCCAGTGATATAGACCAGCAACAAAATCAGCAGAGGTTGTACTGGTGACTGTGAAAAGATAGTCAGAACCGCTTGCAGTTCCGACTACTTGAAACTCTGTGTTTCCACCGCCTGTAATTCTGGCTACATAAGTCGCTGTGTACAGTGAATTAGAGTAATCCGAGCCTAAATCGGTGCGCTTCCAAAGCAAATAATCTCCGATAACAATAGTCTCGGGTTCTTTGCTTGGTGCGTTGGCAGAATCAAATAGGTTAGCCATTCAAGCCCCTAGTTTTTGCAAATATAACAGATTCTAACGCCATCGGTTCACAAAACTACTTTGTTGTTTTGGTCTAACCACTGGTTTTGTCGTTTTAATTTCCTCTTGAGCTTTTCGCTTAACTTCCATCGTCTTAGCCAATGAGGTTAAGTTAACATTCAAAAGAGACAACGCACTCATCGCATAAACGCGAACATCTAATGCTTCGTTTCTTGTTCTGGTCTTAACAAATTCTCTCTTTGCAAATCCCTTGTGATAGCGAGTGGCGATTTTTTCTGCGGTTAACTGTTTGAAATACTCATCCTCTCGACCGACAGGAAAATGACAATACCCAGGTCCAGGCTCTGAGATTCTGAATCGAGAAAACAATAAAAGTTTCGCAGTGTCTACACCGACTGGAAAGAGCTTAATTTTCCCGATGTTGTTTTTTGATGGTTTACCAATGATGGGTCTACCTTCACCGCCAACACCTTTGATCGCGTAAATTCTTTTACCTTCCCTCGGAGCTACGTATTTATAGACTGCCTGAGTATGATGACCGCCTGAGTCGATGCAGGTCGCTCTCACAATCATGTCTTCGCCAAGTTCATGCTCGAAAGACTGTCCTAAGAACTCGTCTAAGTCTCTCCATACCGCAGGCGCAGACGGATCGCCGTGGATTGTTTTGTAAGCAATAGACCAGGATTCTTCATCCCTGCCCCATCCAACAATTTCGGCTTCTAGTCGGTCATCCTGAACATCAACTCCAGCTGTCAATAGTAGGACGTCTTCAGGTATAGCGTCCCAATCCTCAGCTCTGTTTGCCAAGTCATACTCGTCTATCTGTTCGCCTTGTTCTTCCCAAGTCTCGCCGAGATAAGTATTAACCCATACTTTAAGGGTTGCTGGTTGCTTCTTTGCCTCAAGGAAATCTCTCACACCATCTGCCAATGGCGTCCAAGGCGAATAAAGTGCTGATAAGTGGAAACCCGCAATTCCGTTAAAGTCTGAAGTTGCAAGCCACCTACCATGTTTAATCACACGGATTCTTTCTGCCTCATCCCAAAGAGAACCACAATCAGAGCAGACATATTTAGCTGTCTCAGGTTTTCCTTCTTCCCACTTTACTTGTGCCCAGGCTAATGTCTGTTCTGATTCACAATGAGGGCATTTAACGTGATATTTCCTTTTGTCCGATTCCTCATAAGCCATTTCTATACGACTGGCTCCCTTATTTGTGGGAGTTGAAACCATCAAAATCTTACGATTCCAGAATGTCGCGGCTCGTTTTTTCGCAAGGCTTACCGGATCACCCTCCGAGCCAGCCGAGACAGGGTATCGATCAACCTCATCGCACAAGACGACACGAATAGGACGGGAAGCAAGACTAGAGGGACTGTTAGCACCGCAAGCAGTAATATGACCGCCAGGGAATACCTTGTGCAAAGTAGTATTGCCCGAATCCCGAGCGCGAGGGTCTTTAACAAGACTGCTAAGACTAGGACTATCCCGTAACATAGGAGCCAAGCGATCTTTGGACCAAGTTTGCGCCATGTCCAATGTTGGCTGGACGACAAGAATAGGGGACGGGTCTTGTGCAATGTGATACCCCACTAGGTTATTGCAGATTTCGGTTTTGCCGCATTGACTGGAACTCATCACGACAACCTCTCTGACTGTCGGATCGTTGAATGCGTCCATTATCCCGCGCTGATATTCAGCCCGAGAGGTATCCCAAGAGCCTGGCTCCGCTGACGATTCAGGCGAAAGTCTCCGAAACTGATCTGCCCATTCGCTGATTTTTAAATCAGGTGGTGGCTTCAGGCTCTGAAACACCTTCGTCAATACCGTCTTCAGTGTCGGATGACAAGACAGGGTTATGGACATGGATTTCGACATTTTCAAGTTCATTGAGTGCTTCGTATATTTGTTCTTTTAACAGATTCTTAACCTCAGAGATAGACTCAGCAGAAAAAACCTCGGCAGCAGCCTTGGTTGGCAATGAGAGCAGTTTCGCCCTCATGTTAGTGGTTGCTTCCGTCCATGCTGTTTCAATATCAGAGGCAGGGATTAGCTTTTCCTCCATTTGGGCTTTTTCCATCTCCATAATGTCAGCCTTTGCCCTGGTCAGCCGCATTCTGTGTGTCGTGTAGTCATCTTCAGGTAAGTCTCTTTTTAGATTACCCATCCTCAGAAATTGGATGTATGCCCTGACCACTGGGACAAGTTCATACTTGCCACGTTCTAATTTTGGAATAACGCCTTCTTTTGCGAGTTGGTTAATCCGCTGCGGAGTCAGGTCTAACAACCTGCATATCGTGTCAAGAGATACTGTCGCTGCCATTGATTAACTCTGCTTTCTTTCCGGTGAAATCTTCCCAACGCTTAACGATCACATCACAATATTTAGGCTCAAGTTCCATAAGTCTGGCATGTTTTCCCTGTTTTTCGCAGGCAATCATGGTGCTACCGCTACCACCAAACATATCAAAAACAATTTTTTTGCCTGGGTTATCTTCTAAAGACATTTCAATCAGTTCTACTGGCTTCATAGTTGGATGGACAGTGTTCTTTTGTCTTTTGATAGTCCAAATGTCACCTCTAAGCGTTTTCTGACCACCATAATCACCATAGTAAAAAATTATTTCGTGTTGCTTGAAATATTTATCTAAATGTTGAGCATGGTTTACTTTATTCCAAACAATCATGGCTTTTGGTTTTCTGCCAATCTTTTCCATAGCTTCTCGAAATAAATGAGAATAGTGCCAAGAACAGCAAACATACATAGTTTCGCAACCATATAAAGTTTGAATTAGAAAATCAACAAAAGCTGAATCTTCCATCTTGTCGTTTTTGATTTTGTCTCTTTTATCACTTACGTCCTGATAATCAATGTTGTAGGGAGGATCTGTAAAAATCATGTCTGGACGATCTCCATCCATCAACTTATCCACAGCATCTATGCTTGTAGAATCACCACACATCAATCGATGGTTACCTAACTTATAAATGTCACCCAGTTTGGTCTTGGGTTCTTCAGATACATCAGGAATGGCATCCTCGTCAGTTAGCCCTTCCACCACTTCAGGCTCTAGCAGGGCATCAATCTCTTTAGGGTCAAACCCTAATATGTCCAAAGCAAAGCCATCAGCCAACAAGTCGTTTAACTCAATGGTCAGCATTTCATTGTCCCACCCTGCGTTTAGGGCTAGGCGGTTGTCGGCAATGATGTAAGCCTTGCGTTGGGTTTCTGTGAGGTCTTTTAGCTCGATAACTGGAACTTCCTCATGTCCTAGCTTACGAGCAGCAGAAAGTCTGCCATGACCTGCAATGATGCCGTTGTCGCCATCAACAAGAATAGGGTTTGTCCACCCAAACTCTTTAATGCTTGCCGCTATCTGGGCAATCTGTTCATCAGAATGAGTCCGTGAGTTCCTAGCGTAAGGTATCAAAGATGATATTGAACGCCATTCCAATTTACGATTTTGTGTCATGTTGTATCACTCCCTTTCGGGTTGGTGAAGTTAAAAGGCTAGTTTATACCACTAGCCAAGGATTTATTTCATTCTGCCCATTTTCTTGGCAGCTTCCGCTATTCCGATGGCAACCGCTTGGCGAGGATTCTTAACGACTTTGCCACCCTTACCAGAGTGCAGTTCGCCTTTGCCAAACTCGTGCATGACAGCACCCATCTTGGCTTTGCCAGCTTTGTTCATCTTAGGAGTTTTCAT